TTTAGACCTACTAAATCAGGTGCTGGTATGACACGTAAAGGTGTTATGGCATATAGACGAGCTAATCCCGGTTCTAAATTATCAACAGCAGTTACTGGTAAAGTAAAACCTGGTAGTAAATCAGCTTCAAGAAGAAAATCTTATTGTGCAAGATCAGCGGGTCAAATGAAAATGTTTCCTAAAGCTGCAAAAGATCCTAATTCAAGATTAAGACAAGCTAGGAGGAGATGGAGATGTCGGTAATAATTAATTTATTAAATAAATTTAATTCATGGTTATCATATAAATTATGGAGATATGAATTAAAAAAAAGAGCTAAAAGATTTAAGAATCAGACCTGTAAATGTAAAAAATAATAATTATATACCTATTAACAATAGGAGATAATTATGTTTAACCCTTTAGATTATTTAGATTATAGTAAAGTTAAGAGCTTCTGGACTGACTATAATCAGAAAGTTCAAAAGTTCTGGAAAGATGCTTTTGAAGATTACAAAGCAAACTTCTCAAAATAAGATCCTTTTTGATTGTTTAATCACTGGAATAATTCGCTTTATTCCAGTGATTTTTTGTTTTATACTATACTATAGATGTATAGGGTATGAACCCGGAGGTATTAAACAATGAAAAAAACAAAAGCACAAAATAAAATTTCTAAAGTTATGAAAGAGTATAAAAAAGGAGAACTTAACATTGGAAAATCAAAGAAAAAAGTTAAATCAAGAAAACAAGCTATAGCAATTGCTTTATCAGAAGCAAGAAAAGGAAAAAAATAATGAGAGCAGCTAAAGACGAATCAATGGCACATGAGAATAAAGAAACTAAAAAAATGGAAGCCAGAGAAACAAGATTAGAGAAAAAAGGATATATAGAAACTAAAAGTGGTAAAATGAAAAAAGGAAAGAAAAAGTAATGCCAATGGCACGGCCTAACTTTCCACAACAAGTCAGTAAACCTATGAAAAAAAAACAAGGACTATACGCAAATATAAATAAAAGAAAAAAAGCAGGAACTAGTAGACCTAAATCTAAATCTACTATAACTCCAAAAGCATATGCAAATATGAAAGCTGGATTTCTTAAAAGTAAAAAGAAAAAATAATATGGCACTTGAAGTAGAACTAGATAAACAGAAACTGCAATATACCGATGATGAAGGTAAGAAGATTACTGTCGATATAAATGAAGATGAAACTGATAAAGCTGAAGAAGAATTTAAAAGTGATCATTATGAAAATCTTGCAGAGACATTAGATAGTTTTAAAGTTTCAAGAATTGGAAAACAACTAGTTACTGCTTATGAAGATGATAAGTCTTCAAGAAAAGAATGGGAAGACCAATATTCTAAAGGTCTAAAAATGTTAGGCGTAATTGTTGAAGATAGAAATGATCCTTTCCCTGGAGCTTCTGGAGTACATCACCCATTACTTGCGGAAGCTGCCACTCAATTTCAAGCTAGAGCTATTGCGGAGTTATTTCCTCCAGGAGGACCTGTAAAAACTCAAATCATTGGTAAAATTACTGATAAGAAAATAGAACAAGCTTCACGAGTTGAAGATTACATGAACTATCAACTTACTACTCAAATTCCAGATTACTTTAATGAATTAGATCAAATGTTATTTTATTTATCATTATCTGGTTCAGCATTTAAAAAAATATACTTCGATGATACTTTAGATAGAGTTTGTTCAAAATTTGTTCCAGCAGAAGATTTTGTAATAGCATATCAAAATACAGATTTACAAACTGCGGAAAGATATACTCAAGTAATGAAATTATCTGTAAATGAAATTAAAAGATACCAAGTAGTAGGATTCTATAGAGATGTTGCTTTATCTAAAACTCAATCTGATACTAATGTAGATGATCAAATACAAGCAACACTTCAAAGATTAGAAGGTATGTCTCCATCATCTGCTGATAGATTACATACTATTTTAGAAATGCATGTGGATTTAGATTTAGAAGAAGATAAAAACGGAGTTGCTTTACCTTATATCGTTACAATTGATTATGATATGCAAGTTGTATTATCAATTAGACGTAACTGGAAAGAAGAAGATCAATTAAAACGTAAGAGAACTTATTTTATTCATTATAAATATTTACCAGGTTTAGGTTTTTATGGATTTGGTTTAATACAAATGATCGGCGGTCTACAGCATGCGAGCACTGGAGCTTTAAGAGCTTTACTTGACTCAGCAGCATTCGCAAATTTAAATGGTGGCTTTAGAGCTAAGGGAGCAAGAATTGAAGGTGGAGATTTAACTATATCTCCAGGAGAATGGGTAGAAGTAGAAGCTTATGGAGATGATTTAAGAAAATCATTTATACCACTTCCATTTAAAGAACCTTCTCCTACGTTACTTCAACTTTTAGGAGTAATGACAGAATCAGGTAGACGTTTTGCATCAATAGCAGATGCGATGGTAGGTCAATCAGCAGGATCTGGTCCAGTAGGAACTACTATTGCTCTTATAGAACAAGGTTCTAAAGTATTTTCTGCTATACATAAACGATTACATCAAGCTCAAGGTAGAGAATTTAAATTAATTTATGAAATTAATGGAGAGTATTTAGACGATGAATATCCATATGAAACTATTGGTGAAAGAAAAGTTGTTAGAAGAAAAGATTTTGATCAAGCGATAGCTGTAGTACCAGTATCTGATCCTAATATTTCATCTTCTGCTCAAAGAATTGCTTTAGCCCAAACTGGACTTCAATTAGCACAACAAGCTCCTCAAATTATTGATGTAAAACAAGCTTATAAAAGATTTTTACAATCTCTAAATGTACCTGATTATGAAAATTTATTAATAGATGATAAAGAAACTCCTCGTAGAGATCCAGTTTCTGAGAATATGGCTGTATTAAATGGTAAACCTATTCAAGTTTTTGAAGAACAAGACCATCAAGCTCATCTTATGGTTCATCAACAATTCATTAATGATCCAAGATTCGGTGGAACACCTGAAGCTAAACAAGCTCTATATGGTCAAATGTTAGCACATATGGGTCAACATTTAGCATTTTTATATCAACAACAGATGCAAGCTCAAGTTCAAGAAGGAACTCCAGTATCAAGTGGTCAATTTAATCAAGAATTTTTAGATAAAGAAACTAAACCACTTCCAATTGAACAAGAAAATAGAATTGCAGCTGCAGCAGCTCAAGCAGCACAGGGTTTAATGGGTAGTATGCCACCAAGTCCAGAACAACAACAAATGCAAATGGATATGCAAGAGAAAATGGCAAATTTAAAATTAAAAACTGAAGAATTAAACATTCGTAAAGCAAGATTTGAAGAAGGTGTTAAAACTAATGAGAGACAACAAACTAGAAAAGATGCTGAAGTGAAAGCTAAAATAGTAGAAGCAGCTTCTCGAATTGCAAAACGTGATAAATAGTATGTCTATTAAAGCTGAAGAAATAAGACAAGCTAAAAAATTTTTAGAAAACAAAAGAATATCTATAAGTTTGGTTAAACCAAAACAATTTGTGATAGCTTCTAAAAAATTAAACACATCATTTGATGATGCTCTTAATAAATTGAAAGAAATGGTAAATGGAAAAACTACTACAAGCGATTAAGAATCAAATAAAAAGACATAAAGAAGAATTAGGTAATAATTTGTTGTCAAAAGGTGTAGATAACATAGAGGAGTTTAAAAGAAACTATGGCTACGGTCAGGGTTTAGATAAATCTCTACAAATTATTAATGAGTTAATAGAAAAATACAAAAAAGGAGAAATAGAAGATGATTAATAACGAAGCATGGGCTACAGAAGATGATGTACTTACACCAGCAAATGTACCACAACCTGTTGGATATAGAATTTTAATAAGACCAAAAGGTCCTGTATCTAAAACAAAAGGTGGTATTTATTTATCTGATAACAATAAAGATACTCAATCTTATTTAAATAGTATAGGTCAAGTAATAGCAATGGGACCTGAGTGTTATAGCGATAGAAAATCACCTTGGTGTAAAGTAGGAGATTGGGTTTTGTTCGGTCGTTACGCAGGCGCACGCATATCTGTACAAAATGTCAAAATGGTGATAGTAAATGATGATGAGATTATTGCTTCACTTGAAAATTCTGAAGTAATATCTCAGCAAATATAAATATACGTTATTGAGTTAAGAATAACGCCAACATAGGAGATAACTATGCCTAACGAAGAAGAAACAAAGAAAGAGATTGAAGTAAAATTAGATGAACCTAATTCTGAAAAAGAAATAGAAGTTCCTCAAAATCCACTTGAAGCTCTAATGAACGACTACAAAGAAGAAAATGTAGAACAGAAAGCAGAAGAAAAAATAGAACAACCTAAAATCGAAGAAAAGGTTGAAACTAAACCAAACGTTCCGCCTTATTCAGATGAACTTCCTTATTCA